AGTTTTCTTAAACTTATTGGAACAAACGATGACAAAGGTTTTTTTGGTTTTACCCAGTTTGCAAAACCTGAAACGTTCCTACTTGAAGAAGATGAAGATAAACGATGCGACTATTCATCACAACGAATAGTGCGAGGTTTTCACCATTGGAATACCGAAACAAACTTATGCTCCTGCGGCTCAACAGATGAACCTAGTCGTGTTACTGGCGGTCATGCTATGCCTGGTAAAATATCAGCCATAATGCCAGTAATTGACGCGTATCCAATAGGCATGATTATTTACATAGAAATAGAATGGGCTGACGAACTTCAAGAAATGGAATACCAAAACTTTCACAAGAACGTAGCAACAAACATAACTCGTACTCTTCAGGAACAGTTTAGGCTTCTTATTGAATGGGAATATGCCCATGAGCATCTTGGAAACAATGAAGAAATGGCTGTTTGCGCCTCAGGGATATTAAAAGAAATAGACTTCCCGTTGACTATAAAGCAATGGATTCTTGACAATGTTCCTAATGAAAAGGTCAACAGGTTCTTAGAAGGTAGAGAAGATGCTCAACAACGAGCAGAGATTGACACAATACCCGATTTAACCGACGAGTTTAAAGAATGGTTATTAAATAAATTTAGTACAGCCAAGAACTTTGGCGAACACGAATGAAGGAGAAAATATGGAAATTAAAGTTAACTACCCAGCAGAACACGCAGGACAAATTCAGATTGTTGACGGTTTGATTGATGAATCAACTTGTTTAAACTTTTTAAATAGGATGGGACAAATTTGGGATAAGTCATTTTCTGGCTTAACAATAGGGGGAGTATACCCTGCTACAAAATTAACCAACGACCTTCATTACAGTTCAAATGAAATAGATTGGACAGTTGAGGACGCTGTATTAGATACAGCAATTTTTAAAGCGCTTACTTCTGCAATCGCCATCTACAAGCAAGCGTACCCACATTTAAACCATTGGATAGACATTGCTGACAGCGGTTTCCAAGTGCAGAAATACGATAGGTCTGCTGGTTATTACCGCGAGCACACCGATTCTTTTCCTGGTACTGCCAACGAACGAGTTTTGGCAGTAATCATTTATCTCAACGATGTTGAGTTCGGTGGGGAAACAAACTTCCCCGTTCACGGAGTAAAGGTAAAACCAGTACAGGGGCGAATCTGTTTATTCCCTGCCGTGTTCACGCACCCACACGAGTCATGTGTTCCGATTACTGGTGATAAATGGATTATTAGTTCTTTTATCAACAACGTAAAACAAACCGAAGACAATAATAACGAGCACCATGACGACGGTCACGGGCACGACGAATTTGGAAACCACATAGAAGAAGAGTTCCCGCCATTAATACTAGGACAGTCCGTAGTACAGGACGACTTTGATGAAGCCGATAAGTTTTATCAAACCGAGTATGCTTCTAACATAGGGTAAATTATGGCGAGTCTTGAAGACCTTATTGACGAGTTTAAGTTCCGTAAATGCCGAGGACCAGAGAATGCTACAACCGACGAACTGGTAGAAGCATTTACTTTCTTCTGCGAAAACTACGTATTCATCAAGCACCCATCAAGAGGTAAGATTCAGTTAAATCTACGCGATGCACAGAAGGAAGCCGTTCGTGCGTGGATAGATAAGAGATACACCATTGTTCTCAAGTCACGACAGATTGGTTTCTCTACCCTTGCAGCAGCCTACGCTTTCTGGACTGCCTACTTTTGGTCTGACCGTTTTGTAGTCATGTTGTCAAAGACTGAGCGCGAAGCATCAAAGTTATTATCTAAAACTAAGTATATGTACAAGTTCCTGCCTGATTGGTTGAAGAAGCGCGGACCTGAACTTATCCAGAACAACGTACTTAAGATGGTATTTGACAACGACAGCCTGATTGAATCACTCCCTTCAGCCAACGACCCTGCTCGTGGTGAGTCAGTATTCCTAGTCATCATTGACGAGATGGCGTTCTTGCCTAACCCTGAAGAAGCATGGGCAGCCATTGAACCTATTGCTGACGTAGGTGGTCGTGTTATCTGTCTGTCTACCGCTAAGGGTGAAGGCAACATCTTCTATAACCTATGGCAGGGAAGCCAGACTGGCACTAACCGATTCACGGGCATCTTCTTCCCTTGGTCAGCCAACGAAGATAGAGGCGAAGACTGGTACGAAGCGCAGGCTAAAGAACTTCCCGACTGGCAGTTGCATCAAGAGTACCCATCTAACCCAGATGAGGCTTTCATTCGCTCTGGACGTCCTGTATTTGACATTGAGGCACTTCACCGCCAAGCAATAGAAAAACCCCAACGAGGCTATTTAAAAGAATTGCAATCGGGACTGAACTCTTATATCTATGAGCAAAATGGCGGAAGCCTTAAAATATGGAAACTGCCAGTACATGAAGGCGTGTACACAGTCGGTGCTGACGTAGCAGAAGGTCTGGCTCGTGGAGACTTCTCTAGTGCTCACGTCATCAATGCTAAATCTGGACAGATTGTTGCCCATTGGCACGGACACATTGACCCAGACAAATTTGGTGAAATCCTGTACGGTCTAGGCTACTTTTATAACGGAGCACTCGTTGGCGTTGAGTCCAATAACCACGGTCTTACTACCCTGACCAGCCTACATAAAGCAAACTACCCCAACCTCTACCGTCAACGACGACTTAATCAACGCAATGCCGAAGCCTCAGAAACCCTAGGTTGGAGAACCACCACCTTGTCAAAGCCCCTTGCGATTGACGAACTCAACGCAAACATCAGAGATGGCGTGCTAGAGATTAACGATGAAAACACCATAGCCGAACTCAAAACCTTTGTTCGTGACGACAACGGCTCTACTCACGGGTCACCTCACGACGACTGCGTAATGTCTTTAGCCATTGCTAACCAGATGCTTAAGTTCGTTTGGCATGCAGAATACCGCCCAAAGATTGAAGCGCCCATCTTTTCCTTTGACTGGTTTGCCTCCAAGGTGGAGAAGCCAAAGGCGCAGAAGTTTGTTATCGGGTCATTCAACGTCCCATAAGCCTAGCCAATGTAAGAAAAGTGCTATTAGATAGGAGAATCATGAAAAATTGCATCTGTGGAAACTCTATTACCTCTGAAAACGACCTCAAGAGGGGTCTTTGCTTTGCATGTCACATTAAAGGAGTCCGATTGGGCTTCTCTCACGGGCGTGAAGCGTTCTCTGGACCGACTATTCGTGAACAACAACGCTATTACGAGGATTCGCCAGCGTTCAAAGCAGGAAGAATTGAAAAGATACCAGCACGGGCTGAACTAATTTAACATGGAGCCAGTCTGGGTTACCCTAGTTGTCGCGTTTATTGTAGGACCTTTAGGTGTAATCATTAATAACTTGCGTAAAGAGAACAGTTCTCAGCACGCCGAATCCAGGGAATTGCTAGAGCAAGTAATAAAAACAGTTGACAAGGTAGATAACCGACTAGAGGGTCATATTGATTGGCACCTCACCAAGGAGAAATGACATGCCCGAAAAGAAATCACCAAACCCATCTTTAACCAAGGCTTATGAGAAGGCTACAGGAGACGGTCCTATTGAGACCACTCTTGAATTGACAGAAGCAGAAATCAAAAGAATGATTAGAGCAGCAGACAAAGTAATCCTTGACGCTGCTGACACCGCAAAGAAAGTTCCTGGAGCAATAGTTGATGCTGCTAAGACAGTTGTAGGCGCAGGAATTGATGGTGCAAAAGCAGCAGGCAAGAGTTGGCTAGGAGCCGTCAAGTCGCTTGGTTCATTCCTTACTAGTAGTGGCGGTAGTGCTAATAACGTTTTTAGTACTTATGTACCACCAAAACCAAAAGGTGATACAACACCACCAAGCATGGCTCCCTTTCCTAGACCTACGAAAGAGCCTTTTCCGCCATATGTCAACCCTGACCGAATTGATAAGGCAAAGCCTAAAATTAAAGCCGCCAAGCGCATTCCGCCAACTGAAGGAATGCTCCCTCGTACGCCCGTTCCTAAGCGTAACACAGCACCTCGCAAACCACGCCCTAGCGTACTACCTGGGGAAACTATTCCCCCAACAATGTAAGGAGAAACAATATGCCCGATAAATCATTAATGGAAAAGGCTTACGAAGATGCACTGGCAGGTAAAGATGCTGCTAAGGCTGAAGCACAAGCCAAGGAAAATGCAGTCAAGAAACAAAATGCTGCTAATATCGCCAAAAAGAAGGCTGCTCCTCTAGACCCTAAGTTTGGAATGCCAGCAGCAAAAAAGCCTAGCCCAGCAAAAGGTATGCCTTATTAATGGCTGCTAAAAAGAAAGCACCAACACCTTGTTGGAAAGACTACGAGATGGTCGGAATGAAGAAGGGTAAGGCTGGAAAGCCCGTACCTAATTGTGTTCCAAAGGCTAAAAAGGGTAAATAGTGGCATCTGAGGCATGGACTCGCAAAGAGGGTAAGAACGCTAAAGGTGGTCTCAACGAAAAAGGACGCAAGTCCTACGAAGAGGCTAATCCTGGTAGCGACTTGAAGGCACCAGTTAAGTCTGGTGACAACCCACGACGCGCTTCATTCCTAGCCCGTATGGGCAATATGCCTGGTCCTGAGCGTGACAAGGATGGAGAACCTACACGGCTGCTTCTTGCTTTGTACGCTTGGGGTGCTAGGTCTAAGGCAGATGCTCGCGCAAAAGCAAAGGCTATCTCTGAGCGTAATAAGAGAAAGGACAAGTAATGGCTTCAGCAGATGAAATGGAAAGAGAAATAGCACGCCGTCGCATTGCCAACAAACAAATCACTGACAAAGAAGCGGCTTTCCAATCAGCAATTGATTCAGGAGAAACAACAAAACGTTTTGGTGGGAATGTATTTACAAACGTCCTTGAAAGTATCGGT